AGCGAAGACCAACCACATAACCGCGTATTCCGATCACATAAGCATCTAATTCCTGATCATTTACACGGTTCTTTTCAAAACCCGCTGCCTGCACGAGTACCCGATAGGTGGTGGCGCTAGAAGTTTGAGGGCCAAATCCGGAGACAAAAACGTTTTTCTCAAGGAGGAAGGGTTTTCGCTCGTGTCCGTCGGAAACCAACGTATAAGGGGTATCACGGGCAATAACGTTTGTCCAACCACCACCTTCACTAACTTCCACCCATACACTCACGCCACGTGTTTCAGCGCGTAAGATGATATCCAGCATGAGGTAGGGGAGATGGCTTTCGCCTGCAAGTTTTGGTTCCGGAAGGGTAAACGTGGTCACAACCTGCGGCCCGGCTGTCGTATTCGAGGATTTTGTGAACAGCTTGACCATCCCCGACCAATTGACAATCGCCGAGCTTTGAAATGAGCCGACAATATTGTTCGCGTTGATCTTGCCCTTGAACATCGCGTTGCCCTGTTTGTCAATCCAGACCACGGCGTTGTTGGCGTTCTTGGCACCCTGCCCAATCCACAAAGGCCAGGTGCCGACGTTGGAGATTTCCACGCGAAACTCGGAGGGGTTGCTGACCTGCCCCTGTGAGTTCAGGGTGTGGGTTTTGAAGGTGCCACCGTTGATGATGCCTGCATTGGCCGTGATCGCCGATAGGGTATTGGCGGTGATCTTGTCTGCGGTGATACTGCCATCGACCAACATCTGGCCGGTAATGCCCACCGTGGATACTCCCCCGACCGTACCGACCACAAAGGGGTATTTCAGTGTCTTGTTGGTCGTGTTGCTGTACTGCGGGTGCACCAACGCAAACCGGTCTGCCATGACAATGAAATCTGATCCTGTGACCGGGTTGGCCGACAGGGCAATGCCAGCGATCACAGGCTGGCCGTTGAGCTTGCCCGCGTTGATCTTGACGGCATAGGAGGCTTCCCATTGGCCGTGCATGGTGTCGTGCTCTCCGGCCAGTACCTGAAAGGATTGCTGGATGGCCGCAAATTCATTCCCCTTGAATGCCTCGACCTGGGTTTTGGCAATCGCCTGCGCCTGGCTTTGCGTGACCTTGGTGCTCATCTGTTGCTGCACCGCGGCGATATTGTCGTCAATGTGGGACAACAACATATCAGTGTTGGACGCAAGTGCCGTATTGGCGGAGGTTTCCACCTGGGTAATGCGGGTGTTCAACGACGTGTAGATCATGTTGTCCGCAGCGGTGAATTGCGTAATCAATGATTGCTGCGTCGATGCACGGGCACTTTCGGTGTTGACCTCAACCTGATCAATGCGATCATGCAGCGCCACCGTCTTGTTGGTGATCTGCGCCTGTAGGCGGTCTTCCGTAGACGCACGGGCACTTTCAATCGTGGCTTCAGCTTGCATGATGCGCTGATTGGCCGCAGCAGCGACCGCAGCGTCCCCCTGCACCACCTGGGCGTGTAAATCCGTCAGCGACTGGACGCGGGCGCTGACTTCGTCCGCAATGGCCTGGTTGATCTGCTGATACTGCGCCTGCATGCTGGCATCGGCGGTATCCATCCGGGCAAACAATTCCACGAACTGCTCGGCGATGACCTGATTATTTTCAGTCAGTAACGTCAGCCCGGATTCCACTTTGCTGATCTTGTCTCCGTGATCGCGGCTGATATCTTTTAATTCAAGCTGGCGCAGCAGGTTTTCAATAATGGTCTCGGCGTTGATGCCGATCAACTCAATGTGGGTGAGGAGCTCCCGAAGCGCCGGGCTGCGCATGATTTCATCGACAATGGCGTTGATGTCATCAATAGCACCGCCTGTACCGCTCCCTGGCGGGCCTCCGGGCAGACCACCCACTCCCCCCTCGCCGTATTCAAGACGCTCCTGGTGGGCGAACAGAAGCTGCTGAAAGCCTTGTTTCAAATCCCGTGCGGGCAGCTTGGCACCGTCACGATGCTTGACGAACAAATCGTCAATGGGGGTGAAGCGGCGCAAGGTGACAGGGTAGGGCGGAGAGATCAGTCCCGCCTGATCGGCGATCTCGACGGTGGTGATGTCAATCCACTCCAATGCGACGGTGCGGTTGCCGACAAAGGCACGCACGTGTTCCCTTGCGAGATACTCAAAGGGCACGTGGAAGCGGTCGCCGTCCTGTGCCTGGTCATAGGCGACGAACGACAGGCCGCGGGAATGTTCAATCATTCGCTTGTGTCCAAAAGAAAAGCGGCCCCGAAGGGCCGCGTATGTGGGGGATTACTTTCTGTTGGTGCCGTCTGGTCTGTCCGGGAATCCGGCATCAATCCCCGCCTCGGCAATATTGCGCAGACCGGTCAAGTTGCTGAACCACCAGATACGCCAGAAGTCTTTCATCTGCTCCTCGGTGATCTTGTCGTCTGCATCCAGCAGCGAAGTAATCATGTGGCCGGAGTTAAGCGCCTTGTTGGCCAAATCCAAGGTCGGAATCCCCATCAAGGTATTCTGCAATCCGGTGGAACGGTTGCCTTCAAAGAACGGGTCATTACCGAGAAATGTACTCCATACCGTATCCGTCACGGCAGGAATGACCGATGCCCAACTGGATTGCGCCACGGCGTTCTTGACGAAGTTCTCCGAGGTCAGCAGGCGTTCACGGGCTTTCTCGTCCCCAATGGTATTGAGATACGCACGCGAGGCCCATCCAATCCCGGCAAAGGCCGTGGACAAGATCACCATCTGATACGTGGCCCAATCATTCCAGTGGTGGACTGAGTTCAGAAAGTGGCGGGTGTAGCTGTTGAACATGAAGGTTCGAAATTGCAGGACAATCCGTCCCGTCACGCCGTGCATCAGCCCGATGGAATCCGACGCATCCCCTTCCAGTACCTGATGCCGTGTGGCGCGGTACATGAAGGCGGAGAGGCGTTCACGGGTGTCCAAAGGAAGTGCCTGGGGATTGATGTCCTCGATCTTCCTGATGGTTTTGAGATAATCAAAGACCTGCTTCTGACCTGCATCATCAAGACCCCAGGTACGCAACCGCTGCACCTCCGCATCGTCCAGCTTGGCCTTCCGCGCCATCTCCATCATCCGCAACAGCGTGGCTCTTCCTGCCACTCTTTGAAGAATGGCGGTAATGGGGGCCATGCCGGACAGGATATTGGTGATGTGGTTAGCTCCGTGTGTCACTTTATCCAGCCACGGTGCGCTCTCAAAAGTCGGCAAGGCGACTGAACCATCCTCATCCAATCGCAGGAACGGGGGATTGCGAATCAGGTCAGTGCCGGGTGCGAATAACTCTTCCATGATCTGCGCTTCCTTGCTGGCGAGCTTGCCTTCACGACCCCGCTTGAGCATCGCCGGGATTTCCGGGAGGGAGCGCAAGACGTTGCGAAGGCCGCTATGGGCAATCACCGGGCCGAGTTCGGCAAACATGGTGAAGCCGACCTGATTCATGACGCGGGAGAAATTCCAGTTGCGGATAAAGCGACCATAGCGGGAGGCAGTGGAGGACGGATCGATTTCCGTTGAGCGCCCAAAGGTGGCATTGATGCCAATGTCCAGCATGCGCTCGATGTCCTTAACTTTATCCTCGGCGTGAAAGGCATCCTTTTTCACGCGCTCCACGAACGTATCCAGTTGCGCTTTGGTCTTGATGCCCGCCTTGACGGACAGGGCTGACCATCCGGTGATCTCGCGCAGGTAGCGACTCAAGGCAACTTCCACGTCGTTTTCGAGGAGATCACTCACCTTGATCGTGACATCCTCACCGGACGCATTGCGTAGTGTGGAGGTGAAGTTTTCATCAAGATCAATCCGGTGCCTGGCCCGGTCAAGTTTGCCGTTCTCGTCAGCGTTGCGTTGCAGTTTGGCAAGCAGGGTTTGCGAGCGGATGGGGTCAACTCCGGCCTCGTTCAGCAGGCGTCCGATCTCGTCCACGGAATCAGCATCCAATGGACGGACGAGCAGTGCCATGCCGTCACCTTCAAAGTTTGCTTGTGCGCGTTTGAGCCACGCCTTGGCAACCGCATCCAGCAGTTCGTCATCAATCTCAAGCGTACGTCCTGACGCTTCCCATGCCTTTCTAAGCGCGGGGCGTAGAAGACCCTCAACAACCTGCCATTCGTATAACTTCAACTCGCCGAAGATACGCCGAAACCCATCCGCACTCCAATACCTCGGGAGGTAATTGGGATTGGAGATAATAGCGTCAAACCCTTCCAGCCCCGCTTCCTGTGCCAGCTTCAATGCATTGTTTAAGGATTCACGAACGGACTGTGCGGCCTTGAGGGCTTCCGGTGAGACATCGGTTTCACCGCGAACGACGCGCCCGACTTCCATATTGAACTGTTTGCGTGCGTTCCAATCATAGAAGCGGATGCCGTTTGCTTTCTTGTATTCACCATACGCTTCATCCAAACCGCGCCGCCACTGGGTTTCCAGTGTGGCAAGGTGACGCTTGGCAAACTCGCCGGTGGATTCGGCAACGGCGACACTCTTGTCGGTATAGCCGACACCATCGCGGAACAGCAAGCGCCCGACCTCGCGGACTACGGTGGAGTTGGCCTTGCCCATACGCGCGGCAAGGTCAATGCGGGCGCGGGCAAAGTGCGGCATGATCTGCCAATTACTTTCCGCCCTGTCGATAAATGCGTCCAGCCATTCAGGATCATCGCGCAGGGGCTTTGCACCGGGGGTTTTCCCACCGTGCCCTGCCGTCCACGGGTCTACCCCCATAGCAGACAAAGTCCCCGGTGGCAGAGGCTGTGTCGTATCTACATGGTCACTGATCCCTGCGGCGCGCTTGACGGCTTCGGGGTAGACCGGCGTGCGCAGGTGTCCTTGACGCGCACCCATCAAGCCACTCAACGCGAAGGACAATGCGGATGCCTGCACGACATCCTTCAACTCAATCTCCGGGTTGTACTGGCGCGCCGAACTCATCACGACGGCAGACGCGCCTGCGCCGGTGAGTCCTGATCTGACCATGTTCCCAAGCCGTCCGGCCTTGGTCGCATAACCAATGCCGCCTGATGCAACGTCTACCGCCAATCCGGCCACGTCGGTCATGCCCAAGGCGAGGTTACCAATCAGCCCGAACTCGGACAAGGTGTAGGCGTCCTCCTGATTCTGCAAGGCCAGGTGTTCAAGCCATTCCAGGTGTTCATCGGAATAAGCCCGTGCAAGTAATTCCCACTGTTCAGGGCGGATACCTTTTTCCTGCCAGCGCTTCTCGACGCCTTCCGGCAATTGCCATCCGAGGATCGGTGTAAATTCTGATTCCTGAAACGCTCGCCCGATTGCACCGGTCAAGCCTTGGCGATTGACCGAGACAAGCCCGTCCAGCACGCCGGTTTCTTCTGCATGCTTGCGACGTGCCTCGATGCCGTCCTTGGCGATCTGGTTTTCCAATGCGCTTTGTTCGTACGTCTGGCGACGTGATGCGCGGGGGAGCGCCTCAAACATGGTTAATAACCTCTTACGGATTTGACGTAGGTGTAGAAATCATCGGTGACACCGCCTGTCGTTCGCGCAGATTCAATGCTGTCGATTTCAGCAATGATGGCCCGCTGCCGCTCCACGTCAGGGATGCCCGGCCCGTTATGCATCGTCATCAATTCAGCCTTCAATTGCGACAGACGACGTTCCTGATTTGTATGATCTGCTGCGGGATCGGGAGAATCAACCAGCGTATCCAGGCGCTGCTGGATGGCTCGCAGTTTGTTATCGGCGTCACGAGGGAGCCCGCGTCCAGTCGCAATCTGAACCTGTAGCGTCCGTTCTTCACCGCGGAGTCGGCTGATCTCCTGTGCGCGAGCACTTGAATGTGTCAGTGCCAAGTCACGCCCGCCGTTCCAATCGGTGTAATATCCCATCATCTCATCTGTCCCGAATACGACAAGCGCTCCGGTATCCGGGTCAGCAATGGGGAAGCCTGTTTTGCTGGTGACAATCCACTCTCTGGCTGTACCGGGCGAGGGCTGCGCTGCCAATGAATCCAAAGGCATGCCTGTGTGATGAGCGACGCTTTGCAGGTAGGCTTCTACCATCGCCTCACCGCCTGGGGGGAGCTTGTCGCGGGAGACAACCTTCCCGTTGACATGCGTTTTCCTGACCTCCTCATCGTTGCGTGCGGCTTTCCACGCTTCCTCCGCGGTCACGCCGGGATGATTGGTCAGAATGTCCTGAAAGCGTCGGCGGATGCGGAATTGATCGAGATCGGTCAGTTCAAAAGTCTGGCCGTTGACTTCAATCTCGGGGTACTGTTTGGCCAAGTCACGCCACGCCGTATTGGCGACGTGTTCGGCTTCCTGCTGTGTGCGTCTGGTCGCGCCCATCCGCTCCAATAAGGGCTCGATAGGATGCCCGCCACGCTCAACTTCGTCTTGCAGAATGTCGTAAAAGACGTTGCGCTTGCCTGCTGCTTGGGCTGCAAAGCCGGGATCACGCGCACGCAAGTCCTGATACAGTGCATTTTGCCTGCGTGCTAAATCACCATCGCCGTAACCGCCACGTTGCAGGAAGTTCTCAATAAAGCTCGGAACAACACCTTTCGCAATGGCCTCAGCGATCACCGCAGATTGTGCTATTTCGTCATTTCCTGCCTGTTCCCATTTTTCATCCAGAAACTTTTGGATGGTCTTTTCAGGTAATCCCCAAGGATTGCGTTCGTATGACTCGCGTGCGATGGCTTCCTGCCTGCGCAAGGCGGCTTCTCGCGCCCATCGTTCCTCGGTCTGTCGTTGGCGATTATTCCATTGTTGGAAGAACTCGCGGCGTTTGTTTCCCTCCAAACCCAGACGATCTGCCCATTCTGTCAGGCGGTCTTGCGTCAGCATCCCGCGCTGGGCTTCCCTGTCCAGGTCAAAGTATGCGTCGGCATACGCCTGGTCACGCGCCGCCTTCGCGCGCGCTTCAAGTTGATGCCGCCCCGCCTCGACCGCTTTGCGGAGCTTCGAGCCTTGCTGCCCATCCATCAAGCTTACGCCGTTTGCATCCTTGCGGGTTTCCAGAAACTCGATGATCTGCGCGTAGTCTTCACGACCAGCGGCGAGGGATTCAACGATTTGATTGGACACCAGTTCGTCAACATGGCGCTTGTTCAGATATCCATAGTCTTCCTGATCGAGAAGGGCGTAGAGATTGTCGAACGTTTCGTTGGTCAGCGGTTCTCCGCTGTCAATCCTGTCCCGAATCAACGCCGACATGGCTTCTTCCTGTCGCGTCAACATCTCCTTGGCTGCGCCTTCCAGCCGCTGTGTGTACAGGTGATAATCCGCCTTGTCCAGCATGGCGAGCATGTCCTGCCGCGTCTGCGGGTCTTGGAATGCGGGGTGCTGTAACAACTCGGATTTGGATGCCTGCACCAGTGTGGCGTAATCTTCGTCAGGTTCGGCCTGCATCAGTTGCAGGGCAGTTTCAGCAGTCCAGTTGCGGATTTTGAGCATGCCATCGGTTTTGTAATAACCGCGCTTATAGTGCTCGGTGGCGGCCTCAAGGATGTGTTCCCGGAATTTATCTTTTTCGCCTGATAACTCCTCCTTCCTGCGCATGTCAGCGCCGCGATTGAAATCCTCCTCGGCCTGCTTGGCATTCTTCTGCGCCATGCGCTGCGAGTAGATATCCCCAAGCATCTGAATCCCGCCACCGACAACCTTGACCAGTGACCCGGCATACCGGGTGGGTTCCTGATCGGCGTGAACGGCGAGGATGGGGCGCTCGGCGCGCCGGGAGGGGATAGCGTCGCGGCGGACGATCTCTTGGGGTTTGTAACGTGCCATTACTTGCCTCCTCCCATGCCGCTCATGTAACCACCAACGGCATTACTGGTGGAACCGAAAATCCCCCGTACCGCTTCAGCGCGGCTGGCACGGATGCGCGCCTTGGCTTCGGCTTTGATCGCCTCGTTGGCGGTTCTGCGGTTCTTGTCAATCAAAGCCAGGTCACGTCCGCCTTGTGCCATCATGTCGTCTCCGAGCAGGACAATGGAGTTTCCGGCGACGCCTGATTCAGCGGAGGAGGCACGCAGGGAAGCGCGCAGTTCACGGGCTTCGCGGATACGCTCATCCGACCGCTCGGCAGCCTGGGCATTGACTTGTTCCTGTTGCAGGCGTGCTGCACTGGCAGTCGCTTTGGATTGCTGGTTGTGACCGGTGATGTTCGTGATGGCTCCTACACCGATCTGTGCGGCCATCATCCATGCCTGTGGGTTGCACATAAGTCCTCACAATGGGAATAAAGGGAATTAAATCCGGGCCATAAGGAACCGGGGGGTGTTCAACAAACCCCATCCAGCGCAGCCAGCGCCGGGAGGTGTCAGCACGGGTATCGACGTAGTTGAACAGGACACCAAAGGCGTCCGCCCAGATGTCCGTAAAACGCCTTGAGACGCGCAGGAAGGCGCGGCTGACGTCGGGTGCTGTCAGGGTGTCGGTGCCGAGTAACCAGACCGATACGGGGCCTTCCGGGAAGCGTGCGTAGCCGAAGAGGGCCACGGGTTTTCGTTTCCAGAAGGCGACCCGGCACAAGTCGCTTGAAGTAACGGCGAAGGTCACGGCCTGTAACGGCGTGTGGCCGTGCGAGGCCCTGACTTCGCGTGCATCCTCAAGGCGCAGGTGGTCGGCAATGTAAAGAATGTCACGGGCCAGCGGCGGACGAAATGACCACATCAGCGACGACTCTGGGTGACGTACATGCCCCGCCATTGCGCCGACTGAAACCAGCACTGATAGGGGAGCGTGTTGAGCAGGCTGATCTGGACGTTGTCTGCATTGCCCAAGACCGGGAACCGACGCGATCCGCTGTGATACACGGGGGCGGACAGCACGAATGCGCTGTCCCCGAGCACACGGGCGGTGTAGGCTCCGCTGTGGGAAGCAAGGTATGTTTCCCGACGCTGCTGACCGTGGTAGGCGATTTCCAGTTCAAAGTACGCGGCGCTGTTGTAGGCCACTTCAATGTCCCGGAGTTGATTGCGCCCGACCAGTACGGTATTCCCGTGCTCATCGCGGACAAGGGCTTTGGACAGGGTGATGCGGTGTTCGTAATCCAGTCCGACGATCACCCGGCCACCGGCATGGTTGCCGGGGAGAACAATGCGGGTGCCTGCGTTGTCCAATGACCACTTGGCAGGCATGGACAGGTATGCGTTGGCATCCGGCCAGTCCCCGGTTTTGAGGAGGGTGACGGCCTGTCCGGGTTGCAGGGCGTAAGGGAGATCAAGCCAGGTCTGGTTGCCGAACGCCTGATAGTGTGGCGTGACGGTAACGTGCCTGTCCAACAGGGGCTGATCGGTCAGGGTCATTCTGAACCGGAGTAACTCGCAGCCACCCTCGGGGGTCTGTGCGACCGCGTAGACGTCATCGGCGATGGCGTGGATGTGTACGATGCGCCCAACGCCTGATAACGTCCAGCGCGCCCATGCGGACTGCTGCTTTTCATCTCCCGCCCAACGCACGAAGTAGACGTACAGCGCGGCATCGTCCGGTGTGTCCGGTGCGAAGAACAGGCAGTTGGAACGGGTCGCGGGTGCAAAGGCGCGCACACGGCCCCGCAGGAGGTCCTCCACGTGTGAGGTGACCTCGGCGGCTGCGCCGGTGGTGCTTTGGTCGTCCATGAAATACTCGCGCACGCTGGCGTGCTCGCCGTTGTCATCGACAAAGTACAGGGATTCTCCCATCAGCTTCGGGCGCACCCAGGGGCTGATGCCGTAACTGGTGATCGGGGAGGTTTTGACGTACTTCGCGGCCATGTGCGGCTCGGAGGTCAGCATGATCTGGCCGCTGTGTGCGGCAAGGTACAGGGCGGATTGGAACGGGACGGCGTGGTAAAGGTTGGCAACCCCGTTCCCGGCCACCACGCTGACGTCAATGGGGTCTGAATCCAGGGCCGAGGTGACAGAGGTGCGAAAGAAATTGAACGGGTCGGAGGTTTCCGACAAGATCACGTTTTCTCCCGACAGGAAGCCCAGACGGTCGCGGTGGATGAAGACGTCCCGCAGGGTCTGGCCGGTGAAGGAAGGAAAGGGGTTGCTTTCGCTATCCCCTGCCTGCCGTTCTGTCCACTCGGGCGTGCCGAAGGAGAACCAGAAGCCGTCCGCGTGAACGGGGTCTGGGATGCGCTTGAGGACGTGCGGCATGGTGGCACGGTTCAGCCGGTGCGTGATGCCGGGTTTGGCACATTCCAGCCAGACCTGTGAGGATTGTTTCTGGACGTAGTAATCATCGAAGGGGGTCGTCTCGGAGCCGACGATGGCGTAGATCGCACCGGACGCAACGGCGTTACCTGTCGTGCCTTTGGGAAGATCGCTGATGGTCTGGGCGCTGCCATGAATGACACCTGGTGACAGTTTCGGGTCTTCCCGCACGCGGACGGTGCGGTTGACGATAAAGGTGGTGTCGGCCAGGGTGGCGGTCGCAAAGACCGACCAGGGTTTCTGCCCTTGGGTGTCCAGGTAATCCGCCGCCGCGCCGGTCTGGATGACGGTGTATTCCTTGCCGGTGACGTGATCGAAGACGCGGACGCTTTGATGGCCGATGACCACCAGATAGCGCTCAACTTCATCGCGGACGATGGAGTGAAAGTGGGCGTCTGGATCTGTGTCGTGTCCAAGCCCTGCGACAAACTCGGCAGGCGGACGCTTGCCCGCGCCTTTGGCGGCGTGAAGCCACGCATTGCTGGCCTGTGAGACCTGGGAGGGCGCGCGGACAGTGGCGTCCTGCTGCGACTCACCTCCCAGAAAACTCGGATAGGTGCCGGTAATCAGCGGCATGTCATCGACTCCAAATAGTGGTGACGTCGGGGTTGTCGGTCAGATAGTTGTGGCCGCGGGCGTAGGTGAAATCCGACTGCTCCATCGCAAAAATCTGATACGCCTCTTCCTCGTGACGCTCGGTGAACATAAACAGGGCATCGCTGCCAAGTACGCTGCTCTGGAAGATGCGCGCGGCCCTCACCGCGATGTAGCGGCGGGCAGATTCGGGGAGCTCCTCAAAGAGGAGGAACCAGACGATATAATCCGCAGTGGGCGACTCGTCAAAGGTATCTTCACCGGTGATCGGATTGATGACGCGTTTGCCACGCAAGACCAAAGGCACGCCGCAGCGGGCGGGAAAGAGTTTCAGGATCGTGGCGGGGGCGTTGATCTTGCCCTGGGCATTCAGGGTGAAGGTGTAGCCTTCCTGTTGATTAAACCACCAGCCGAACGACTGAATTTCCCGGCTGACCGCGTACAAGGTATCGCGTGCCGTTGCAGCGTATTGGTTGCCGAGCGTATCCAGACTGTTGACCGGGGATTCTCCGACTGCCAGCAGGATGGTGTTGACGGCTTCGAGTTCGGTGGTGGGGGCTAACGTCGCCATGTCGAATCACCAAAAAAAAAAGAGGCGACCTTGCGATCACCTCTTGGAGGAATAAGAATCCCCGCACCACCTCAACCCTGGGGTGGAGTGGCCCATCAAAAGACGGTGCAGGGAAAAAGAAAATGCCCCGTATGCCTTTCAGGGGCAGGGACGGGGCGAGGTGAGCTTACGACTTGGCAAGCTCAATGGCTCCACGCGGAGCCAGGACGCCGTGACCAAGCGCGTACTTGGCGAGCATCAAGGTGCCCTGACGGCGCGCGTCATAGGCGTCTTCCAGCGACAGGTCAAGCAGCTTGAGGGTGCCAACCGCGGAACGGTGGAAGATGATGGCCGTGGTCTTGCTCCAATCACCGCGATACTTCGGCAGGACATCCGTGGCTGCCGATTCGTTGGTGTGGGGCAGGTTGTTGATGCGTACCAACGGAATCCGCGCGACGGACGAGATGATGGCCTGGCCATACGACCCGTTGTTTTCCGGGTTGATATCCCGGTCAATGAGGTCTTTGTTCGACGTCAGCATGTAGTACTGCGCAGGCATGAGTGCACCGGTGTATTCAGCCGGGTTGTCAGGCATGAGCTTCTCATCAAGCAACTGGCGCGCCGAACGGAAGGCATCGGCGAGCACGGTTTCACTGGTGTCCATGGTGGCGGCGGTGATGACCGCACCCCCCGGCTGACCGGCCACCTTGCCTGTGGCGGTACGGGCGGCCAACAACGCGCAGCGCAGTTCGTTGCTCATCCGGTCAAGGGCCAGCTTCTCACCCTGCTGCTTGGTGTACTCATGGCGCACGTCAAAGTGATTCATCGCCTCGTCAATGTTGGCAATGAAGGCGTCGGAGATCAGCATCGGGTCAAGGGTGATGATGGTCTCGTTGTGCTCGACGTTCTGCCCGGTGATCTCGGTGCCCGGCGTGTGGTAGCGGCTGCCGATGGTGCCGACGTTGGGGAAGGCGGCAGACTTGCCAGCGTCGATGTCGCGGGTGGTAATCCGTCCGTCGAGCTTGTATGTTTCGTTGAACGATGCGATAACCTCGGTGGTGTAGTTCTTCTTGAACAGTTCCCAGGTATCGGAGCCGCCCGGCGTCAAGCCAAGGCGGGAGGGATTGGCATTTGCCATGTGGTGTTATTCTCGATTAAGTGTACAAAGGGGAGATCGCCAAGCGGGCTTCATGCTCGGCACGGTAGGCCGCATCACGGCGGTAACGCGGGTCTTGGACGGCAGCCACGGCCTGCGCCTGGGAGGCGTAAGGCTGGACGCCGGGGTTGGCGGTGGTGGTCTTGCCCGTCAAGAGGCGGCCATTGCCACCGCGCAGGGCGATCAAAGCCTGTACGGCCAGGGCGGCCCTGTCCTTGTCGCCGGACTGGATGGCCTCGTTGAACACACGCTTGTGCTCATCACTGACATGGGCCTTGGCCCACTGAATCAGCGCGTCGTAGCCCTCCTTTCCGCCGACCGGGGCGTAGACCGATGCCTCGAAGGACTGCACGCGGGCGCGCAGACCATCGACATAGACATCGACCAGCTCCTTCGGGAATCCGGCCTCGGCCAGTGTCGCGTAAGACTCGGCACTCAATGCCCCGTTGGCGCTGAACTCGGCGGCGAAGTCATCCAGATTCAGACCCGCCTTGGCCAGGGCGTCAGCCGCTTTGGCCTCGCCGTCTTCATCAATGGTGGCAGGGCCGGTGGAGGCTTCAGGCTCCGGCGTCTTGGGTGCATTCAGCGCTTGGTACGCCGCTTCCAGTTCCTCCACGGTCTTGTACTGCCCCCCATAGAGGCGCTCGCCCTGCGGTGTCTTCGCCGCATCCGCTTCGGTGTGCTTGGCGTCATCGGACACCTTCTGGGCGTCAAGATCGACGATGGTTTCGTTCTGGGCAGGGTGGGCCATCAGCGTGCTCCGGTGTAGTTGGTGATGACAATCCCGTTGGGCTTTCGGGTCACGACCACACCGGGCGTCGGTGCGGGCGCAGGTGCTGGCTGCTGTGACTTGTTGGGCTTGTCGGGTTTTGATTCAGGTGTGTTGGACATGGAGGGTTCCTTGGTTAGACAGGGGGAGCCATGGCGGCGTTGGCGAGGTTCGGGGCAGCCCGTACCATCGCTTCCTGCATGGCGGTGTTCTGTTGCTCGGCCTGCAATTCCTCATCAGATTTGATGAGACCCTTGGCCGGGATGTCGGCAGCCGCTGCCAGTCTGGACATGGCTTCGCCCGAGTTCAGACGCATCTGCACCTCGGCTTCACCAATGAGGGCCTTGGCCGCTTCGCCAAACTCGATCAGACGATTGAGGTCATGGCCGCGTCCAAGTGCTGCAATGCCGACCGTGATCCGGGGCTGGATCAACTCCGGGGGCATCGCCGGGAGACGGTTGGCGCGTTGCAGCTTGTCCAGTCGGCGGCGGATGAGAGGCAGCAATAACTGCTCGCCCGACAAGGCCATGAAGCCGGACAAGGCATCGTCCAACTCTTGGGACAGGACGCGGATTTCGTAAGCGGTGACGCGTTCGCCGGGTCGCTGGATGGCGGAACGGACGCCGAAGATGATCTCCAAACTGTGGGAGAGACCATCCGCCTCTTGGCGTACGAAATTGAGGTCATAGGCTTTCTGCAATTGCAGGGTCGAGACATCCGTGGCGTCTCCACGCAAGACCGCGCCAGACTCCGCCTCGGTCAACTGCCGTTCGCGGATGATGCTGGTGGGTTTCAGGAACAGGATGATCTTGGCGAGTGCAGCAGCACCCTTGCGGATGGCTTTCCTCAAGGCTTCGAGGGACTCGAACGCGCCGATGTAGTCGTACACCAATCCTTCGCCGTAATCATCGACCATCGACGGAGGCGAGGCAAAGGGAATCCACGGGCAGGCATCGATCGGGTACGTTGCAAAAGTTTCGGGGACGGTGATGCCCTCGACTTCCTGCACGACCTCCCAGGTCTTACCGTCTTCACCACGCTTGACCCAGGTGTAGAGCTTCACATCGTCGTTCTTGGCCGACAGATCGCGCTGACCATCCAGTTTCTGCACCACCTGTTGGCGAATCCCCTCCGGCAACAGGGCCGGGGCGATCTTGTCCAGGGTGATGATCTCAAGCAGATTGCCCAGACCATCCCGATCAACGACGTAGTTGGTGAGCGGGTACAGTTTGGGGCGTCCTTCATCCGGGTCGTACAGCAGGAAGTTGCCGGACACGATGGCGTGCTTGGCGGCTTCTGACAGCACCGGGCGGATGCCGCTGGTCTCAAGGTCATTGATGACCTCGCGTTCAACCTCCACCAGTGCGGCCTCAAGGTCGGAGCGTTCAACGCCTGCCTGTTGGGCAATGGCTTCTGCCACGGCCTGGTCAGGCGATAGTTTGAACACGCCTGCATTGGGGGGCAGCCAGGTCAGGACGATCTTCGAGGCCAGGGCGTTGACACACTTGGGGCCGGTATCGATGTAGGCTGACCCCGGCACCCGTGTACTCGACCCTTCCTCGACCCACAGCCGGGGCAGGGTCTGTTTGGCACACCGCCTTGCCCGGGTTTCTGCTTGCTTGCGGTGTCCCTTCAGTTCAGCGTAACGCTTCGCGGCGGTCGGTTGCTCGCCGGTAAAAGTCATCTCAACCACGGGGAATGGTCAATCCTTGAAAAGCGCTGGCGGTGTTCAAATCTAGTCTGACCTTGGACTTGCGCCGCTTCGCGGCGGTCTGACCACTCGGTGCGGTATCCGCACTGGTCAGCACGATGGGGTCTTTCACCTTGGGGGATTGTTCATCGACAATCCTGGGAGCCTTGGGTTTACTGCACATCACGACCTCCGTTTGTCTCTTGCAGTTCGACCTGTCGTAATCCCTTCAACCAGTGAATTAATCGACGCTCCCCTTGCTTCAATAGAAAATATTCCAGATTTTGGTCTGGCTTGTAGATTTCTTCTGGATAAAGTTCATCCAGGCGATCAATCAGGTCATAAGAATGGAGTGGGATTTTCATCAGGAATCCTTAAGTGGGGAGCGAAGCTCCCCTCTGTAACCACCACTAAATTATTTTCATTCAAAAACAACACGTTGTGCGTGCCTCTCCAAGTCGTCCAGCGACCCGTTGTTGGCGATCTCAAGATCGATCAACTCCGGGCTGATACCAGCTTCGGAGACGTGGGGGTTGACTGGCGCGGCAGCATCGCGGGTGATGTGGATGATCTTGCCTCCAAGGGAGCGGAGCATCTTGGCTTCGTTGTCAAATCGGACGTCGGGGATAACCACGTTGTCTTCCTCCCAATTCAAGAACCCGATCTCATCGGCGAGGCATTCCACCCACACGTTCGGGTGGACCGTGTTGCGCCCCCATTCGGTGCCAAGTGTCTGCATCATCTCCCTTGGGGTCTTGCCTCCCAGATGGAGGAGTGGTTTTTCCTTGGCTTTGCTGTCCATCAAATCCTTGGGCAGTGCGCCAACAAGGTGTGCGACGAACTCACGAATGGGGTCTGCGAAAGCCAGCCGTTCGTAGCCGTATCGTTCCATCAGAATCTTCGCCAGGGTGTCCTTGCCGGTTCTGGCGCGGCCTGTGATGCCAATGATGTTCATGCGTCCTCCCAGGGGTTGGAAAGACAATGGCGCGCAGTCTTCAAGTTACGTTGTGCGCCCTCTAAATAAGCGAAGGCCGTGCCCACATGGGAACAATCCCGCATAAACAAGGGGTGCTTTGCCAGTGCGTCCAGTGCTCCCTCGATAATGTTTAAGGCCCCATCTATATCAGTATGGACGTTGCTGATAATAGTGTTTGCATCGCCTGGTTTTTGCCCGGTGATTACGGCAGTATTTAAATTTGTCATGTTCTTTCCCTCAAACATCATGTGATGATCTCCTCAAGATATACATTGCCAATATAAAAATTCTCAAGATGACGCTTCGTTTCTTCCAGGGAGATCAGGGCATCTTCCGCACAAGCGTAAGCCTTTCTGTCGCTTTCATTAAAATCCAGACGCGTTTCTACATCTTCCATTTCTCTAAGGATGGCCAGTGTCACGATGTGAGCGGCGTCAATCGTCACAAGAATGTCCTTAAGCGAGCCAGGGTCTATCATGGCGATACCTCCCCCTTTTTACGGGTGTTGATGAATTGAACGTCCTGTAATTTAGATGAAAGCACAGCAACTTCATTTTGAAATACTCTTAGTAGTGTGCACGCGTTCATCCAATTTTGGATGAGGTCAGGCCATACGTCAGACGGAAAATGGGGTTTTAACTCGGCCATCGCATCAAGCTGTGCCTGTACCTTGTCACTGTAGTCACGGGCTTTGTAAGTCAGTTGGATGGTATCTCTGATCGTTGTCATTTCGTTAATTCCTCAAGTGTCAGAAGGTATCCACAAACGGATACGTCGGGTTTTCGGTAAGTAATCGCCGTAGCGTAAAATGCGCGCCAGACGGGCTTGGGTAATGGCGTCCTTGACCGTCAGCGGTTCCTTGCTGCCGCGTGGAGTGCGTGTGGTATAGGTTTCCACGACTGCGCGCCATAGCTCCTTGAGATGACGCTTCATACTCGATTCACGGAATTGCTCGTGAATGGGCATCAGGATGTCATCCGCCTTGACGTGGCCGATGCCGGGGAAGCCGGGGTAGTTGTCCACGGTATCCCCTGTCAAGACCTGCTTCATCCAGAACAAATCTGCGTCGTAGGCGTCAATCGGGCGGACACCGATATCAGGACGATTGGGGGAGTACAGGCGAATACCGGGGAGGGTCTGCATGTCCTTGTCAATCGACACCACAATCCGGCTGCCCGGTGCGCGCTTGGGGTTTGGGTGAGTCGCCAATAATCCCAAGACATCATCGCCTTCCAGTCGGGGGATCTCGACGATCTTGTCGCCGAAGGTGTCGTACACAAATTCATCCAGCACGTACCACAAGGCAGGCTTGGGCTTGAGACTGCGGTTGTCCTTGTATGTCGGATAAAGCTCCTTGCGGAAATTCCCCTGCTTGCAGGACAGGGCAAGGATGTAATCACGTGCACCGAACTTTTCGATCAGGTCGCCAATGTAATCTTCGAGCTTGGCTTTGGCGCGCTCTGGCTGGATGGCTTCGACTTTGTTTCCATCTCCATTCCAGTCAATGGACGTGGTGTTGGAAAATGCCAATTGGTAGCGCAAGACGTCCGCATCAATCAGGAGGATGGGGCCTTTGGAAGTCACGGCGTGTCTCCATTCAACAAGCGCAAGGCTGCCGCTTTGTCGGCATTACACCGCTTGACCGCATCCTCGGCATGTCCTGCGAAAGCGAGTAAATCAAAGGTAGTGGAATCTCCGTCCACCAGCAGCGCCGTCAGCGAGCCGTGGCGGCCTTCAATCAGACAGGGCTGCAACAGGGGGTCAACGAGGACGGGCGGCTTCACGCACGCCAGCAGGAATAGGCTGCCTAAGCCAATCACCATCAGGCGAATCTTCATGGGAGAGTTCCTCCAAACGTTGTAGGGATGCCATGCGTTCCTGCCGCAGTGCCTGTTCAAACTCGGCACGGCGGACAAACTCGCTGGACAGGGACGACAGGGCGCGCTGTGCGTGCTCAAGCTCCGCCACGCGCAGACTCATGCGGTGGTAATTCCACGCGGCAATGCAGGCGCTGGATAGGGTCACCGCCAACAGCAGCCCGATCACGGGGTTAAGGGTCTTCATACGTTTCCTCTTGGACGAAACAGGCCACCCGGAGTAACTCCGCAGGGGTGGCATTGGACTTGATTGCGTTGGCCTTGGCGGAGATCACACGGACATTGCCGGGCACATAACCACGCGCCGGATCAATGCGATCAAGCGAGGGGGAGTTGGGGCCTTGGGCCGGTTGTCCGGCAGCGCAGTAAAGCGGGGTCGCCAATACCGGGCACAGGTCGGGCACGGTGATATCCTCCACAGTCAATGCGAACGGTATCTCCCGACGCTGTGCCCGGCGTCTGGCGTGATACAGCAGCCGTTGGGCGACCTTGCGTTTACCACGGGTCAATGGGTGTGTGACCAGTTTTCGCCCACCTTGAACTCACCCGAAAGCGGGCAGCGGAAGTTGAAATGCTCACCGGCCTGGCGGATGGATTGAGTCCCTATCTCGCCCACAAACGCCGCATTGACGCCTGACACCTCGATCTGAAATTCATCGTGGATGTTGGCGACAAATTCGTAGTCAATCCCGGGTATCCCGAACTCCTCCTGTAAACGCTGATCGGTCATCACCAGCGCCTGTTTCATCACCAGGGCACCGGCAGACTGTAAAAGCGTGTTCAGTGCGGCGTGTTGGCTGCGGATGTGTAGCTTGCGCCCGTCCAGTCCGCGCAGCCAGCCGCGTTTCTTGGCCGTCATTTTGACGGTCGAGACCAGCTTGTCCAGGGCGGGCAGCTTCGCCAGAAACTGCTGACGCAATCGTCTCCCGGCCTCCTGTCCCTTGCCGATGATCGACCCCAATTTGGCATCTCCGGCCCCATAGAGGAAGGCGTAGATAAAGGTCTTGGCGTTGTCCCGCGTTGGCAGTCCGGCTGCTTCCTGATTGACGCTGTGGATATCCCCATCCAGTATCACCCTGGCATACTCACCGCCATCATAACGCGCCATGTAGTGTGCCAGACAGCGGAGCTCAAGCCCCGAGGCATCCACACCCACCAGCGTCTTCCCTTTCGGGACACAGAACAACTCCCGACACTCGGCCCCGTATGGATTTCCCACACGCGGCACCTGCGCCATATTGGGTTTTGAGTGCGACATGCGCCCGGTCACGGTGGCGTTCTGGTGCACGCTGCCGTGTATCCGCCCATCCTCCGCCACCGCTTTGAGCCAGGCTTCCTTGCCCTCGGAGAGTAATCCAAGCCGTTTGTTGATGGTGAAAACTTCCAGCAGTTGCGGGATGATCGGGTAATCCAGTTCGGACAAGACCTCTTCATCGACTTTGGGTTTTCCATTATCCGTGAACTCTGTTGGCCTCCACCCGTACAGCGTGGTCAATCGATTGGCAATGTGATCCCGACTGGCCGGATTGAACACCACGTCCCGGTATGTGGTCACTTCGACACCCTTCTGATACCCCCGGCGTTTATCATCACGCTTGGGGGTGAAGGTGCGCTTGACTTCCTGCCACGGTTCGACTGACGCTGCCAATTCACCCATCAGCCGGGCGCGTCGTGAAATCAACTGCCGTTCCAGTGTTTCCGCTTTCGTCCTGTCAAACAGAAATCCATGCTTGTGTTGGCGCGCCAGTATCGGAGCCACAGCGTGCTCAAGCGCAATGGATTGCGGCGAGAGGTGTTTGCTGACCAGCAACTGGTACAGCTTCTGTGTGACCTGGACATCCTGCCTGCAATAATCGTCCATGTCCTGATTCCATTCCGCCCATGGGTCGATTCCTTCGGCCTTGCATTTGGCGGCGTAGTCTCCCTTCCAGCAGCCCAGACGATATCCCCATGCTTCCAGTGAATGTCGCCCCACCAGATTGCCGGGCAGCGCGGGTTTCTTGCCTTTCCCTTTGCGTGCCTTGAAATCACACTCGGCCATGTCGGGAAAGGCCAGGGTGGACATTAACAGGGTATCGCGGAAATCCTTGACCTTGAATCCGGAATACACCTTTTTCAGGGCCGGGATATCAAAGGCGGCGATGTTGTGGCCGATCACGTAAGAGGTCGATGCTAATTCTTTCAATCCCATATGCAGGGAATTAGCACCCTCTCCTTCACAGTTGTAGGTTTTGATATCTCCTATCGGCGTCCCATCCTCCCGCACCCACTGCAACGCAATACAGTGAATCGTATCCAGCGTATCCAGAAGGCCATTGGTTTCAATATCGAAAATAATGGGCATCTCATTCTCCGGGGTAGGGATAGTGCTGGACAGGCAGTGCCGCCACACGACGCCGGGCAATCCTCATGTATAAAGGAGAGGCTTCCTTGAAATCAGACGGGTGAACGCCTTGTGGTCTGTGTGCGTCAAACGCGTCGAACGCCTCTTCAAACGCATCCTCCTGCTCCACAGTCTGGGCGGGGTGCAGTCGATAGCCGTAGTCCTCGACGTAATGACGGATGCGTCGCAGGGTGCGTTCGGTACCGTTGTTGTTCTGGATGTACAGCAGTTTTTTAGAGGCGTCTGTCACTGCGCCCGAGGCGAAGTCGATTTTCAATCGATATATAGCGTCGTACCATGCCACAAATCGACAACACCTGAAATCAAAACGGCCAAGATGTTCTTCCGGCGAGCCAAATACAAAACCTATCAGAGTGACAATCCTCCCCTTAACATCGATGAACTCACAATAGCGTTCGCAATCCTTGTGTATCCTCCATCGCGGAGAGCGCTCAAAATCAACGATACACGCCAGATAGTCATCCCTGTCCCTGAAGAAACAATCAATATCTTTAACAGGCGTATCGTCATAGTAACTGCGCATGCATCCTCCGCCCAGAATGGCACACTCGCGGACACCCTCTGGTAGCATCTCAAACAGGTTTGCAGTGTGTTCTTTCAAGTACATATCGAATCCTCAATGAAAACAAAAGGGTTAAGGCGGGCCTCGCGCCTTGGCGCGTACCGCCGCTTGCGAAGGTTTTGCAGGTGCCCGCCGTGCACTGCGGGCGTGGGGTGTGCGCTGATGCCCGGAGCGGCGGGCAGGCGCACGGTCAGTGAGATACGCCGAAAGGTCTACGGCACCGTTATCCTCTGGGGGTACGCACTGGGTATCAGATTTTTCGGAGCCAGCACTTAACAGGGCGATACCGCACTCCCCTGGGCGCGCCAAAGGAACCAACATCGCCTCCGCAGGTGGCCCATAATGTAGAAGGGGAGCGGAGCGTACTGCACTGGATTCATCTCCAAACGGGCTATCGGAAAACTCCGGCTCTGAAACAGGATTCAGTCGCCCCGTCTCGTGGGTGTAGAGATAGTGAAGCGTCTTGCCATTGGATTGCCCGGTATAGCGATCTTTCAATACCCGGAAGGTGGTCGTGTTGCGTTCGATTTCATCCTCGGCCTGGGTGTTACGTTCAAGGCCAAAGGCAAAGTGTGTCCAGAATCCAATCGCACGCGAACCTTTGAAGTGGCGCAGCATCACCCGTCCGCCTTCCTCGTGCGGTGTTTTCTCCGGTGTCGCCAAGTGGGACACCAGATAAATACACACGCGATACCTCTGTGCAAACTGTGCAATCCGCGCCATTGTGTCTTCCAGCATCTTTCGCTCGTCATCGGCTCCGGCTGCAAAGCTGGTAAGGTTGTCGAGAAAAATGTGCTTGACGCCTTCGGCGACGGCCATGTGTTTCATCTTGGATTCGATGACGTCCCAATCGGTCGATCCGAAGTGGTCGTAAACAAACACCTGACCATGATCGAGTCGATCAAAGGCGTCCGCCAATTCGTCCTGTGCCCAGCTTCCATCGGGAACATGGAATCGGCGGTGTGCAACTTTACCCGCCAGTCGCTTTGCGGTTTCCACAGGCGGCTGTTCCAGAAAGAACAACCCGATCCGCTCGTCAGTTTCCGTTGCAATGTAGGCGGCTTCCTGCATCAACCAGTCGGTCTTGCCGATGCCGGTTCCGGCACCGAAGGTGTAGACCTCGCCATAGCGTTTACCGTAAGTCAGTTCCGTCAGCCGCTGATCGTGCCAGGGCATACCGATCTCGACCGGGGTAAGGGCTTTGTCTTTGAGCGAACCAAAGGTAACAATACCGTCCGGGCGCTTGGTCTGGGCTGACCACATCGCGGTCGTAATGGCCTCCGGCTGTCCTTTCTGTAAAAGCTCGGAAGGGTCTTTCGCGGGCAGGTGTGCGATCTTGGCTTTCCCCGGTGTCAACAACAGGGCGACTTCCTGCGCCGCCTGCTGTCCGGGTTCGTCCATGTCAAACATCAAAATGACTTCATCAAATCCCTCGACCCATTCAAGCTCGCGCTTGATCGCCTTGACCGCGCCCTGTGCACCGTTGGGTACAGACACCACAGGCCACTTCAGTCCGTTGGTTTGGGCCACCGAGATACAATCGATCTCGCCTTCGGTAATGACCAAGCGACGACCGGGTTGCCACAGGTGTTGACCAAATAACCCGGCCTCTTTGGCATCACCGATGAATTTAAAATCCTTGTTTTTATAGCGCAGCTTCTGCGCCACAATCCGGCCATCGCGTTTGTAATTGGCGATCTGAACGGTCTTGCCCCGGCGATCTTTACCGACCCAATACCCATACTTGCGGCACGCTTCCTCGCTCAATCGCCGCGCGTTTAGCCTGATAGGTTCGCCGTGGAGAAATTCATTCATGGTAAAACTCCCACTGCCGGTGGATGTGAGGGGGGAGTCCGTACCGTGTTCGTAATGCCCGCACCCAAAACAAAACCCATGTCCGTCGCTGTAACGGGCGAGGTTATCCCGGCTGCCGCAGGACGGACAGGGCTCCTTGTGGAGGAAAGAGGAATCATCGTGATTCACGCGACACCGCCCACATACGATGACGGTGGATAATCCCGGCACGGCGTTTCAATGCCGCGCGAATCCGTTGGGTCAGGGTGGAACGACGCACGCCACAAACGGCCTGCTCAAACGCAAGGCGCATGGCGGTGGGAATCGAAATTGTATTCACATTGAGAAATCCGTTGATGCGAAAAAGATGCCCGCCTCCGGTGTGATGGGTGCTCCTGGGCACCGACCAACACCGGAGATGGACAATGGAAAACTACGCGGTCTCCGTTAAAAATTCACGGAAGTCTTCGACCTCCGCATGGGCACTCAATGCGTCCAGACCCAACCACGCCACACAGTAATGGTGGTACAGGTTCAGGACGTGTTCGAGTCGGTATTGTTTGGGAACCGACCGAGGCACCAGCAGCGGCCCGCTGTGGATTCGCTGCCTTGGTGACAGGGCATAGCGGGTATACCGCTGCCCGGTGGCGTCCCGGTGTGTACTGCTGACGATCTCATAGCCGCCCGCGCGCAGTTCATCAATGCGGGACGCCAGACGGCGGATGCGATAAATCCCCTCGGCCTTCCACGGGGTCAGTGCCCCGTGGTGGCGGAGGTGGGTCAGCACAATATCCGCTTGTGGTGTCAGCTTTTTCATACGATCCCTCCGGGATAATCAGGGGAATACACAACAGGCTTGTCAACCTCCGCAATCAGTTGCCGCAAGGTGGCGTACTGTTCAGGTGTAAAGGTGTCGGCAGGGCGCAGGGCGTCATTGATACCCCCAAGCAGACAGACCTGCCATGCCCTGCCGTTATCGCCCCCTGCGAGCACGCCGGGTTGATTCAAGGGCCGTCCGGGATACAGCGTGCCGTCTCGCTCAATGACATAGTGAACGGCAATCTTTGAATATCCCTGTAAGCGGTGGTGGTGTGCCAGTTGTTCCCCGGTACTGATGGTGTCAGGATGGGTCATGCTGGCGCACACAAACAACATCTCCACCGATTGGAGCGGTTTTAATCGCATGTGTAAATGTGAACCTCGGTTCTGGGTTGTTCATCCTTGGATGCGAAGCGCTTGCTGGATATCAGACAGAGCACTTGTTGATCGTCTACCCAATAACCACCTGCTTTTGTAATCACATCCAGTGGCCCTTTGGCATAGTTATCCGTATCACCTCTGGGGACGACAAGTTTGGATGTTTTTGGCTTGCGCACGATGGCCTGTGTCACGACCAACAATCGTGCTGTAGAGGCAAGATGCAAGGTGCCGGGCATAAGAAACCGCTCGGCATTTGCTTTCCACGCTTTATAGGTCTTGCCGTAATACGTCCCCCATTTGGTCACGCGGGGGCGGCTGGCTGGCACCGGGTCAAAAGGAAATGTCAAGGACGCCACTTTCACGGCGTCCTTGAACATCCCAATGACGCCTGGCGAATCAATAATCGCCGTCATCGGGGCCGAGTCCTTCCAAGGTTTCGTCATCCTCATCATCATACCCCTCGTCAGCGTCTTCATCAGCAGACGGGAACTTGTCAGGCTTGGTCGCCACATAGCCGTCTTCTGTACTGAAGCCATAAGATTCAGCATCACGCGCGCCATACTCCACCAAGTCCAGAATCTGAACCGCATTCAAGCGCAACGACAGGTAGTATTTCTTGGCAGATGCGACATAACCCCCACTCAAATCAAACGCCACTTTCAACGTGCTGCCCCCGCCGATATTGAGAGGCGTCTCAAGCTTGCTGTTCTGCGCATCAAAGATGTCCGGCTTCATCGTAAACGGCTTGCCGGTACGCTTGGAGACACCCCCAGCGCGCATCTTGAAGCGCAGCAACATACGTCCGGTTTCGTCTCCGTTTTCATCCGTTTCCTCAACGTATACCGGGGCCACCGTGGCCACTTTCTTGAGTTTCGGATTCTCACTGCGCCACTCGGCAAAACGCTCATCGCGCGCCCTTTCCAAAACCTTGACCAGCTTTCGGAACTCCTTGTCCTTCCCTTCAAAAGCCAAAGCCACGGTGTAATCCCCATCAGGATTGAATTTGGTATCCGGCTCATTCAGCCGCGGCCACACTGCAATCCCTTTCGGGGACACAAAACGCTCTCTCTTGTTACTCATTGTCTTCACTCTTTGTTGTGGGTAAATAAAAACCGGACTGCCAGGCTTCGACAGCATCGGTCAGGTCAGCCAGAACGGGATTGACGCCCGTTTCAGCTTCATGCAGCAGCCCGGAAAGTGCGATCAATGCGTCGCGTTCGCGGGGTTCCAATAGCGGGGGATTCATGGGAAGTGGGGGAGCAATTCACGCTCGGTATAAGTACGAACAGCGCTCAAGGTATTGACCAGACGATAGCGACAGTCCTGTTCCATGCGCGCCACGATGTGCTGTGCTTCCAGCGGGTCAATGCCCAATACGGCGCAGACATTCCTGTATGCGCAGGCCAGGGCCATCACCTGCCTGGCCGGACTGCCCAGATGCTGCATGGCATTAATCACTTCAAACGCGCCCCGCGCAGCACTTTCAGGTGTCTGGCTGTGCAGTGGGTCAAGTACGCGGTTGCGGATAGTTTCAGATCGACTCATTTTTATTATCTCGTGGTGTGTATTCTCGATATGCGTTTGTTTTAGGCAAAAAAATACTTGGAATCCAGTACCAGATTCAGATCAAGCGTGCCTTTGGGTGGAAGAGGTGGGAGGTGCGCTGCGACCTCGGGCGGAAGTTGTTCCTCAAGCTGCCTTCGGAAATCGTCCAGCACGTCAATGCTGTATTGATCGACAAACGCCTGTCTCAATGCAGCAGCAAGTATTGATGTGTTCCCGGCGTGTGTCCCAAAAGAATCGTGAATCATGGCAAAGGCGTTCACGCCATTTGCGACGGCAAGATTCGTGGTCAGCATCATGTGGCTGGCATCGCAGGAGTGGACGAAGTTGGGACTGATGCCGAGGGTTTGCTTGCGGCGGTCGAGCTTTGAGCCTTCAACAGCAACTGTTACATCCACAACCTTTCCGGCGATATGCGGACGAATACGGACTCCCTCTATCGCTTTATATTCTTGCAAGACTGAAAACCCTGCCGGGGTTGTCCAGCCAACCGGCATGTCAGCGGATGATGCGACCTTGGATGCTTCCCGTAACCAGTCCATCGCTGCTCTGGCCGCAACCACAACCTCACCAATACACTCCCACAGTATCTTGGTCAGATACACGGCCAAGTCCCAATCGTCCAGTCCCGCATCCTTGAGCTCGCTTAGTACCTGTGCCCGCATTCCGCTTTGGGTCACGCCATACGGTAACGTCATGACCGGGCGCTTGACCAGTGAACGTGTCAACTGGCCATCCAGTTTGATCGCCTGCTGATCTCCTTCCTCGGCGTATGCCCTGATTTTTTCCTGCGCCAGATCCCGAACGCGGGTATAGATGTCAGCGGGGGTGTCTTGGGGGACAAGGTTTGTTGCTGCTCCGCCTACCGCATCCCGAAGCATCGCCGAGAAATTCTGTAAGCCATTACAAGACCCATCCAGTGCAATGGGCAGGTGGGAGATGTGTGCGTTGCCGTTGATTTTGTATCCCATCCATTCAATACACGCCGCCAGCGCGCAGAATGGTGAATCGGCGTCCATCCAAAACCTCTGACCGTCCAGCGGGTCAAGCGCCGAATCCAATATCTGATCTTCGTGTTCGTGAACCCACGCAATGCGATCTTCAAACGATACCTTGTCCACGCCGAACATGTTGGCGAGGTGTACGGCCAACCAATAAGCGCCGTCTTCCCCGAGCGGTAAACCCTCGGCAAAGTGCAGGACACCTTTCGCCATATCATCGCCCTGCGGATTCAACAGCGGCGGTAGCGGATAAGCGCGGCCTCGAAAATCCAGATTGTACGGAAACCAGATCGCCGGATACTCCGCAAACTCTTCCGCCAGTTTGATCTTCTGGCCTGCCGCCACCCGCTTTGATACACTGCGCGCATTGGTCTCATAAATGGACGCACGATGACGCTTCCACGCGTAAAACTCATCGCGGCGATGCTCCTTGTAATAGTCTGGGTCGGTCGCCAACATGTCCGGCTGTTCAGGGAGTTCCAGTAATTCACGATCTGGTAGTCCGGCAACGCCACCCCCGGCCTCCCATAGCTCCTTCATCACATCCAACACCGGGCGGTTGATCTTCCACGGCGTGGCCTGAATGGCATTGACCGCATCGTAGACCAGGGGCATGTCCGCCTGTTCCAGTTCGCGCTTGTACGCGCGATTGCGGCTGCGCACCAGATCAGCGCGCCTCCTCAAGTGGGTAAGGTAACCTCCGTCCGTAGGCGACGTCCACGGCTTCGGTGGTACGACCATCGGCAACAGCACCGGCTGAAACAGCGCGGCACTCTCGTGTGCCTGCGCAAGCCAGTCCAGTATCTTCTGATTCCCTTCAATGACCAGCAACCGATCTTTTGTGCCCTTCCCGGTGCGCTTCATGGCAATCTCAACCAGCCCGGTCGCCTCGACGAACAACTCAATCAGCTTGGTGCCGAGCAGCAGCGCGTCCTTGTCATTCAGCGTCAGCCGATATTCCGAGGCAGCATAGGCGACATGGTGGCGCATCACCGTCATCGCGTGCCGGGGCGAGGTGGATTTTTTCAACTTGCGCTGAATCACCGTATGCAGTCCGGGGTGCTCTCGGTTCAGCATCGAAAAGTTGATCTCGTTTTCAACCTCGTTGCCAAGCCGGAGGGCTACACTGACCAGCTTGGGTTTGTTCAGTGCCAGCGCATTTACGCACGATACGGCCGTCAGGTATGCCAACACATGCACGTCCAGGTCGCGGATGTGCTTGAGCGCCGCGTGACGCTTGCCCGGCCTTCCGGTCTGGGCGTCGCCAATGAAACGGCGGATCGCATTCGCAGTGGCGTCAATCGATTCCAGCACCAACTTATGCCCCGGGCCGGTGTGGGCTTCCAGACCTTTCTCCTGCTTCTTGTCCAGCATTTTCTTGTAGCGCGTGCTGCCCCGTGTAAGGCTTTCACGTTCCAGACGCAACTGCTCGGCGTGCAGATCAATGTTCGGCTCAATCGTCATTGCTCTCTCTTTGGGTTTGTTGAAGACACAACAACAGCGCCCCGGACACAGCCGGGCGCGCGTTGACAGGCAACCGATCACCAGTTGCGCCGAGCAGTGTTCCAGAAGCGGGAAAGCGCGTCAACAGGACGTCGCGGAAAAACCCTCATAAGGGATTGATTTTGATAGGCGCGGCATCGATTCCGTCACTTCCCTAAAAGGGCACGACACCGAATCCGGCACGCCATACGTCAGCGGGCAGGCGTAATTCCTTGAAATAAAAAGCGCGGCGAAACTTCAAAATAAGATTGTGATTCCAGATGTCGGGGGTTCGAGTCCCCTCAGCCACCCCATCCACACATTATACAACGCTGCAAGTGGCTGATTCGATTTACATTTTCGGCGTTTCAGTGCCAGATGGTTTATCCAAATACCACGTAACCGTCCCGAAAAGCGCCCCCGCGCGCCACGGCCATTCAAGCCGCTTTTGCGCGGTACTCTTCCAGTGCCGTTACGCCATTGATCTTCTGACCGATCAGAACTTTCGCGTACACACGGGCGGTGGTGGTGATGTCGCGGTGGCCGATCCACTCCTGCACCAGCTTGATATCACCGGTCATGCCGAGCATCCGCGTGGCGCAGGTATGGCGTAGCGCATGGGGCACACACTCCTTTTCTGTTTCGAGATGTGTCCCTTTGAGCGCACGATTCCACAGTTTGTTGGCGCGCCCCTTTGTCAACATCGCGAAGGGACCTGCGGCACTCGATACGTCGCGCTTGCGCCGCTCCAAGATCTCGACCACACGCCGGGTGCAGGGGATGGTGCGGGTCATGCCACCCTTCTGCTCATCGGCGCGCCAGAAGCGTATAGCGGTGCTGCCGTCACGGCTATGCTCAATGTCCGACCAGCGCACATTGATGGCTTGGGTCAGCCGACAGCCGATGTCCGCGAGGAAGACGAAGAGGTCGTGGTAATGGTGCCCGTCACGCTTGCGCAACCGACCGCGGGTCTGGGCATCGGGGAGTGAATCCCATGCCAGCACGCGGGACAAGACAAGCTCTTCGTCTTCAAGCGTGAAGGTGAACTGGCGTGCCCGGTCGCGTTCACTTGCGGGCGTGTACTTCGGCATCGGTGCCGTGAAGCGCTCCGCCTCGGCCTCGCGTTTGAGCGCGGCGAGCAACGCTTGCAGCTTGCGGTTGATGGTCGAAGGGGCATAGCCATCAGCTTCCATGCGATCAACCAGATCGTCCACGTCCGCCTGTGTGATGCTGTTCAGCGGTTTGTCCTTGCCCAAATACAGGCACACGACATTGCAGTTGGCACGGATGGTCGCCACCGAGGCTTTCTTTTTCCAGAAGTTCCGGTCGTTGAGGGCGTCGCTGAACGCTTCCTTCAGCGTCCGCGCAGCGCGCTTGGCGTGCTCGGCAGCCTGTATCGACCTGGCCCCGCCAGAGGCAAGGGCTTTCAGGATATCGCGGGGAACGTTGATATCGTCCATCAGAGCGTCGATCACCCGCTGTTCCTTGCGCAGCGCCTGCGCCTTGTCCCGCGTTGCAGCCGACAGGCGTTCCCGGCGACCGGCCACGGTGACATCCAGCCAGTAGCTGCGCCGGTCAGCTTGGCCACGCTTTGGGTTTCGCCCTTTCAGATAAATGGACATGTTCAGTTCTCCACAAACGACAAAGCCCGCGCAGGGCGGGCGATGGCAGAAGACAGGCACAAAAAAAGCCCGCGCGAGGCGGGCGTTTTGCGGTATGTTATTTCCTAGACCACCACTAAATTATTTATCTCCCAATATCAACAGCTTAGCGTTGACACGCTCAACCACCATTTCCAGCCATTGTTGCGCCTTGACCGTGGGGTAAACGCGCTGCTCTCTCCGTTGGAGCGGGTCAAGCCGTTGTTCCAAAAAGTCAGGGCCAGGAGACTTGTCTGCTTTGTATGCGGTCAAATTCAGAACGTTCCGGCTGACCGCAGCGGGGACAAGAATGTCCGTTGCAACACCGAGCTCGGCTTGGCTGATGCCCGGACGCTCCAATGCCGACAACAGAATCAGCATGCGGTACACGGCGACATCCGTGTCCGTAGCTTTCCGAATCAGCGACATGCTCACACGCAGCAGCGCCGCCAGACTGCCACCATCAAGCGACAGTCCAGCGGCTTTGTTCACCTTCCCTGCCAACGACTCAAGCCACTTGAGCGCCTTGTCGGTCGGGTAGATGACCTTGCGCTTGGGGATGGTCGGGTGCGGGCCTTGGACAACAAAGTCCGGCCCTGGCATCCCATCCTTGCGTTTCCTGCCCAGATTGACGATGTTGCGGGCCGCTGCGGTCGGTGAGACGCCATCCAAGGCGCGCGGCATGTCCGCCTGCTGAATCCCGGGCTCCAAGACCGTCACGGCCAAGGTCTGGATGTAGATGGCAGAGACGTCGTCGCTCACTTTCTCCCGAAACGCCTGTAATGCGATCTTCAAAACGCCAATCAAATCGTGGGGTGTCAATTGCGTATGCATGTCTTCTCTCCTTATCCTTGAGTGTAGCAAATCGATTGAGGTTGCGTCAGGTGGCTTCTGCGGCTTCGAAGCGCTCCCTCCACGCGGCCTTGCGCTTTTCTGAATGAGGCGCGCGTGACACCGTGACCCAACCAAGGGCGTAGATCACTTCCCCTGTCGCTGGCTCGGCGAAGCGGTCGATATAGAACCGTGGCCGCTCCCAGGGGGCAAAGGTGTAGCGGTTAATCCAGAAGCGCCAGCCGAACAAGTGGTAGTCCCTGTCCAGCAGCTTGACCAACAGAAATTCTTTCAGTGAGGTTGATTCAAATTCAGACATGGTGGTTCCCCCTATGCGGCTTGTTTGGGTTGGCAGGCGGTGTACAGTAAATCAACGGCCTGTTTGAGTAGGCCGATGGCGTCCCGGATTTGATCTTTGCGCTCACAGGTTTGAGTAGGTGCACTTGTGGGCGATGACGAGGCAGCCTGCGCCTTTTCTTCAACAAATCCTTTCGGAGGAATGCGCTTCAAATCATAGGAGTCCAACCATCGATGTAAAGTGGCGGGGCCTATGCCCAAAGCGTCGGCAACCTTTTTAACAGGCATGTGTTGTTCACGCACCATGCGAATTGCATCCATCTTGAATTTCAGGGGATATCCCCAGCGCCTGCCACCGGGGGTGTGCTGTATGGCTTGCGGGTAAGTGTCTGGTTCATTGAGAGGGCGGCGTAACTGTGCGACATTTGATTTCGCGTTCATGCTGCAATTTGCTCCGGTTCGGGTTGATAATCAGGGGCCAGTAACAGGGTCCTTGCCAGCCAACGCGCATCCTCCTTGCGGGACACATCAATAATCCATCGCCATTCCATGTCATCTTCCAGCCAGCGGTAGACGCCCCAGAATTCGGGAGACTCGCCGGGTTCAGGGATATCCACATCAACATCTCCACGCATCACGCGAGGGCCAAAGGAATACCAACCTCGGCGTTCATCACCGACGATGGTGTCGCAATATTTATTGTGATTGGGAGGTGTCATTAGTAGTCTCCGACAGGTGTAATTGAGGAGGGCGTTGGGATGTCCAGACGTGAACATGCAACCGCAATCAACGCGCGGTACTCGTGACCGATTTGACTGTCCCCATGTCGCTTATTGACTGCTTCCAAAAATTCCAGCAACGTCCCTGAAAAACAACCGCGAGTTACGTAAGCATCTCCATTGCCTCCCGTCGCAACCGTCAGTGTTCCGGATTCGCTCCCAACATTACTGAACCAGACAATAGAAGTTTTTGTGCACGCCCTCACATCACCGGATATCACCACATCGCCGGATGCCGACGCATCGCCGGACAGCGCCGCATTGCCGGATATCCGCGCATTACCGAATACCTGCGCATTGTCGAATACCCGAGCATAACCGTATACCTGTGCAGTGCCGGACAGCCACGCATTACCGCAAACCTGCGCATTACCGGATACCCGTGCATTGCCGGATACCTCCGAATTGCCGTATATCCGAGCATTGCCATATACCTGAGCATTACCGAATACCCGAGCAGAGCCGTATACCTGCGCATTTTCGTATATCCAGGATTCACCACAGTGGTTTAAATTGTTTTCAGACGCAACATATCCACCACAATCCCCCTTTTTTACATCCTCACAGACGTCTCGCAAGGCGCGTATCTTATAAAGAATCGGGCCGTCAAGAGCCACTTTTGTTCTGTCTTGCAGTAATTCGTATTTTTTGCCGTCACTCATTTCGATTTCCTCTTGGATTTTTGAATTGCAAAAAGGTTTGCCAGTACCTGAAAGCCGCGGCGCTTGCGTTCCTCAAACCATCCGGGGTTGAAGGCGCGGGCGGGAGCAGTCTTGCGGTAGTAATCAGTCAACCGTGCGTGATTGATGGCGGCTTGGTAGTTCATATTGTGATCTCCAAAAAGTGCCGCCATCCGTGGCAGCGGGGCAAGGAATCAGATGCGTCGGAAAATGAATCTGTCGATCATGTGATAGCGTTCCTTGAGATCGCTTTCAACTTTAGCGCGATCAACGGTGATGTATTTGCGCACATGTGTCGGGATTTCGGCGATGATGTAATCACGGATGAGATCAGTAACAAAATCCTCCCACTTACCAGCGCGCGCATACTCATCCACGAATGCGTCTGCATCCAATGCGCGATGATGATTGTCAGGATGATTCGCCCACGCGATGTAAGCAACAGCGACATCAGGATCAGGATGTAGCTGAAAATCCAACACCTGATTTGAATAGTACTTCCATTCCGCAACGCGCAAATGCAGCGCCAGTGCAGGCGTTATGCCTGTACATTGAATAAGCTTCCACCGCCCGGTGCTTTCAGAAGGCGTACCTTTCAGATACGCAGTAATAGCTTCCAAAAGTTCCGAGCTTGTTTGATAAACATCAGCGTCAAAACATTTGAAACGCTTCTGTTCATTTTCGTCACAGATATAAAAACATGCCATGATGATTTCTCCAAAAGAAAAGCCCGGCGATGAACCGGGCTTGTGGTTGATGTATGTGCTTGTTCAGCAGCTAGACAGCCAGCCCGAACTTATCAAATGCCCAACGCGCTTCTACAACATCATCAAAGTAATCATGCGGGCGGTTGATGTATTCGTCGTATGAAATGCGGTGCGTGCCGTAGCGTTGCAGTCGCTTTAAGTCCCATGCAGATTCGACGATCATCCGCACTGTGTTTGTTGTGTGCTCATAGTAAAAGCACACTTTTGCAAAGATCTGCTCGTTGCGCGATTCGTCCCAGACATTCAGACCGATTGTGTAGTTATACTTGCTCATTTTGATGCCCCTTTAGAGTAAAAACAACGTTCAGTTTGAGAGTGAATAAATTCCTCGCGCGACCGTGAGGGATCACATCGCGATCATGTTGAATTACGGACAACAAAAAACCCCGGTAGTGAGCCGGGGTCTTGTGTGTGTGCTGGTGCGGGTTGTTGTGAATCAGTTGCCGATCAGCAGCATCTTGACAATACCGACAATCACGCCGATCAGTGCTGTCGTTGCTCCTACAGCGGTGGAGACAATCACAAGCGGATGCCATTTTGATTCACGCTCTATCTTGCTCGTCTCGGCAATCAGCTTGCTGATTTCAACCTGCATTTTGAATGATGTTTCTGCCGCTAATCGTTCCCGTTCAGCAGTCAAGCGCTCTGTCTCGGCACGTATCCGCGCCGTTTCAGCCGACATTTGCTCAAGTTCGATGGCGTCACGTGCTGTTTCAGTGTTCATATGAGTTGCCCCGGAAAGTTCCAAAAATACTGAATGAATGTGAATAGTGTAGCTCAAACAGCAAAATCCTTTTTACTACCCGCGACTCTCATCATTGCAAACGCTCGTGTGT